TGATGCAATTTTTGGATTTGGCGGACCTGGTGGTGACCCAAGTATTCGTGCAAAGTATGGAAAAAATTTATCTGAGATGACCATCGGTGAAGCTTTGGCGATTTCTGATTCTCGAATGAATGAAAACCGAGGCGCCATGGGTAAGTATGGATTCATGCCTAGTACAATTCGTGGACTATTAAAACCTACAGGTCTAACAGAGAAGGATATGTTCAGTCCAGAGAATCAAGAAAAATTGATGGCTGAATTGACAAGACGAAATGCAATTGCGTTGCGTCAACAAGGTATTGAACCTACACAAGCAAATTTGGATTTGGCACACTCCGTAGGTGCCGGTGGCGCAGCTAAGTTATTGGCTGCTGACCCAAATGCCAAAGCTAATGATGTTTTAGGTCTGAAAGGATATGGCAGGTCAACCAATCCACAATTGGACACAACAGTTGCTGCATATTTGAGAGGTAAGGAATTGTTACATGGCAGTAGTGCTTTGGCCAAAGCAAGTAATCAACCACCTGTGGTTGTTGTGCAAAATGGTAACAATACACAATCTCCAGGCGGAACAAATTCAACAACAGTGGCACAAATACAAACTGCTGACGTATTAGATTCCGAATTAGGCAAACTACTTCTCGCTAGAGTTTACGGAATGTCATAATAAAAAACCCCGCACTAGGCGGGGTTTAAACCATTTAAGATTTGATTAGTCTTGTTCTGCGAGAGACTTGAAATAATCCATGTCATCATCACCAGAAGATGAAGAAGCCTTTGAATCAATAGATTTCAGGTCATCATCTTTGAAGTTATTCAACTCAACAGATTCAGCCTTAGTTTTCAGATTGATAGGTGAACCTTCCAATCCAAGAACTTTATCAAGGCGTTCTTTAAGTTTATCATAAGACTTGAAATCTTTCTTGTCAGTGAAATCCTTTAGAGAATATTCTTTCTTCCAGAGAGCTTCAAGTTTATCATCATCACCATCAAAGAGTGCTTCAGGTGAAGCAAATTCACTCTTGTCATAGTTACGATAACCTTCAACGTTACGAATCTTCAATTTGAAATTGGCACCTTCCCACATATCAAATGGGTTGATAGGAGTCTCATCTTCAAACTCAGGATTCATTGCTTCAGAAATCTTATCAAAGATTTTCTTACCAAACTTAAACAGTTTTACTTGACCTTCATTGTCTTTGTTAGCTGGGTCAGAGATAACAAGAATGTTTGCAATGTAAGTAAGTTTACGTTTCTGTTTGCGAGCAACCTCTTTGTTTGCTTCGATACCGGAATTCCACAGAGTAGAGTTGTGTTCACAAACTGGACACTTCTCATTAACAGTGGTCAAACAGTTGTCGATGAACCAACCACCAGGACCTTGAAAGCCGTGATTGAAAACACGAATCCAAGGAAGTGCATCATCACCATCTGCCGCAGGTGCAGGAAGGAAACGAATAGTTGCCATGCCGTTACCAGACTTGTCAACACTAGGTTGCCAGAATCGGGTATCGTCTTTAGAACCAGCTTCGGGGGATTGGGTAGATTGTTCGATGGCCTTAGTGAGAGTTTCAAGGCTTGAACGATTGCGTTTGAGATTTGCGAATGAAGTCATTTGTATTTTCCTCGTATAAATTGTATGTTAAATGTATTTCGTCTTATCCACAGTATTCATAGTATATACTGTATATAGGTCACTTTGCAAGCACTTTTTCAAGCATCAACAAAGTATTGCCTATCTCTTTATGATGAATACCGATGCCACCAGCGGCAATAAACCCCTGAATAACGTCATAGGTATCATCGATTAGAATGGTATCTGGTGTGGCATATTCTGCCTTAGCTTTACGTCCGGCGACAATGTTTGCTTTGTAAGAGATACCTTTTTCACACAACCAACGAATCTTTTGTTCGGTAACTTCGTTGTGATACTTTTTACCACCAGATGAAGAAAGAATTTCAATTTCAACGTTTTCGAGTCGCTGAAGGTAATTCAATAGAACATCAGATTCTGGCCACCAGTCAAGAGTTTCAAATTGTTTGGTCTGAACAAAGTCGTCCCAATGCACACTGAAATCTTTACGGTCACGCATAGAACCAGGTAGTTCATTGTAACGTTCAAAATAACGGCGTTCAAAATTACATAGAACGCCATCCATATCCAAATAAATCTTCTTCATACCAATTCTTTCATAATAATGCTCTTGAACTTGGCTTTGTCAAATTGCAAGAACGGTGTGTATTTTTTCACTTTGCGAGAAAACTCAGGAAACCTAATCGTGTCTGTAATCTTTCTATCCCACATTGGTAGGAAATTCATGAAAGAATTTAATACACACAAGGTTTCAAGATGTGTGTCTTTGTGTAGAGTTCTCTGCAAAAGTACAGGATAATCACCATCAGTTTTCAATAAATCATTTGGTGATTCAACGCTATCCCGTAAATCTTTACAGTCATTTTGGAATTTATATCCCAAAGATTGGATTACAGCCATCCGGTTTTTGTATGCGATGAGAGCTTCTTCTTGCAAGAGGTCTCCTGCCCAACATTTTTCGTTAACGAGGAAGTTGGAAACCAAGAATTGGATGTAATCTTCTTTATCTTGTTGCCGTGATAGTTTATAGAAGTGATACTTGTCCCTGCGATTTTCGAAGGCTTCGATTGAGATGTTGCTTTTTCCATTGTACCTAAAAAAATCATAACTGTCACTATTAAAATGCAATTTCAAAGAATTGTAAATTGAGAACGCTTCATATCCTGTCATAACAAAATTATATCACACTTTTATGTGGAAAAAGGCAAACGTTGAGACTTCGGCAACATATTTAAATCTTGGGCATCAGCCTCGATTTTGGACTTCAGATTGGTGTTTACCAGACTTGCCGCAAGTTCAATCTCCATACCGGTATCTTTGCAGTATTCAACGATTGCTTCCATGTGATTATAGTCTGTCTCAGAGACAATCTTTTCGATTGCCTTGGCAAACTTTAACATTTCCTCTTTAGTTGGCATTGCAACCGCCACATCCAGTGCAACCAGTTTTTACGGAGTAATCTGGTTCCACGATATCAATCATACCATCAAAAACAAAACCAGCACCACGCAAGAACAATTCGAAATCTTCCAAAATTTCTGGCAAATATTCTTTGTTCGTCATAAAGGTTACTGTTGAGTTCACTTCACCATGAATGTTGTCATGGTCACAAATAAAAGTAAATTTAGACATTATTTAATTCTCCTCAAGTTTCGACATTCTTCACGCATTTTTGGTGTGAAGTCTGGTGAAATTTCTGCAAGTGAACAATCATAAATTCTTTCATTTGGAATGAATTTAATAACGGCAAACAATACACACCAGACTAAAACGACACCAATTAATGCAATAACAAATTTCAATAAATTATTTGACGATAGTTTCATAGAGTTGTTCGAACTGCTCATGAGTTGCAACTTCTTCATCGTAGTTTTGTTTATGGTAAACTTTAACCATTTTCGCAACCAACTTCTTAGGTAGTTGCAAATCTTTAGCAATGGCGGCGACAGATTCTTTAATGTAATCTTTTTCACCTTCCATACGTGTCATCGAACCAGAACACTCTTGAAGAACTTTGAAAAGTTTTTCACGGTCTGCCGGATTGGAAATCTGATTAATACTCAGTTGTTGTACGGCCATAATATACTCCTTTTTTTACTTTCGGGTGGTTGTAGTCTGAACAGTGTATGTCACACAAACTGCATCAACATGTGAAGCGTATGAACAACGTACAGATAGTGGGTCAATACTTTTTTGCATTGCCGTTTCGATATTCTTGGACATTAAAACTCGTTCGTTGTAATGATACACTGCTAGTGAAATGATTGCTGTAACCAAGACGATTGTTGTAGCAATAATAAGTTGAGTAATATTGTTCTTCAATTCTTGAATCATATACTAATTCCTTTCTTTTCTTCGCTGATGTAGTCTCTTGTACTCTTATAGAATATGTGACGACCAATCTTTGTTGTCATATGCAATTTCCAACCAGGTTGAACATAGTCAGCATGGTAGTAAGTTGCGCCATGTGTGAGGTCTTTCATGTTTTCATAGTTCAATATGACATACACTGCAATATCACGAATCTCATTATACAATGGAGTGCCTTTAATTGTCAAGCGTTTTGCGGCAGAACTGTGTTCACAATACCAAGAGAATTGACAAACTACTTTGCCATCAATGTTGGTTTTTTGTTTAACGACACCGCAAATGTCATTGCCGTAGTTGCCTGAAGCCAATCGGTTCATGGTAACCAAACCAACGGCAATTTTACCATCTTTCGATTCTTGGCCGGCTTCAAAATACATATTTTCTGCCAGACATTCGGCCTGTTTCTGTGCAGGTTTAGATAGTGCATGGAACGGAACACCATCAAATAATACTTCGTATGGTTTAGTGCCGAAAGCTATTGCTGATACAACTATCGACAAACATACCAATAGGGTAGATGCAAAAATTTTACTTCGCATATTTTCTCCTTAAAGTTAAAAGGATTGGCGAAAAAAATCACCAATCCAATCCCATCAGGTGGACTTTTTGCTAGTCTTTTCTTGTGTAATAGGGATTTGTGAAACGAAACTGTTTAGCTCTGCGGCCTTCTTTATGATATCAGTTTCGCTAGGGAAGTCTGGGAACCCCGGATGAGAAGGTGGTGTTTCACCTTTCAATCGTGCTGTTTCAATTTGGGTTTGCCAGTTGTTGGAAATCTGCTCACGCTTCCCATAATAATCGTCTGTGAGCATTTCTTTCGCCATTTTTAAAAGTTCAAGGCGAATTTCAAAAGGTGTCATTGACATAATTTTCTCCTGTGTTATGTGTGTGTGACAGTTTTATCATGGTTACTGCCGCCATGTTCCAAATAATGGAATATCTATTTAGTCGCTCCAGTGTCTTACGACACCGGCAACAATCACAAAGTTCGTGATTATGTATATTAACACGATTATGGTACGAAATGCGGCAACAATATCTGCTTCATCATCGGTATTACCTGATTTGTCACCTAATGCTTTTGCCCATAATCTCCAATACTTCTTTAGTCCCATAGAGTTTGATAGTATTTACCAAAAAGTTTCAGTCCATTTTGTACACGTTCTTGGTGTTTGCGTAGACCTTCCCAATCAACTTTAGATTCACGCAACCAACGTAGAGGTCTAGATTTTTTGCCTTCATCTTCTGGATGTTTAGACCAATCAATTTCACCATGGTCAAACCAGAATTTGTCCTCACCATTGTTATCGTCAGCGAGTTGTTCGAATGTCCAAATCAGTTCATCGAGCAACCAGTCATAACGTTTGTGTATATCAGGACCATCAGGTGTATCTTCACGATAGAAATCAAAAGTTATTTGTGAATCATAATCTTCTGTTTGTGTGAATCGTAGATGTTCTGGTACATCCTCAAGGTCAACATAACCTGAACCATGTTTAACTTCTTTGAGTTGTTTCAACATCGGCAGAATGATTGGTGATAGGGTTGAGTCCATCGACCAAACATCCCAATAAT